GGCCCTGCAGAGATTGAAACCAACGTATGGTGCCCGGGGTCGGACTTGAACCGACACGGTGTTGCCACCGAGGGATTTTAAGTCCCTTGCGTCTACCAATTTCGCCACCCGGGCATTCTGAAGTGGGGCCGCGAAGTTTACTGGTAAAGGGACGCTAGCGTCAATGCTCTCAATCATTAGTTGATTTGAGGGAATTACCTATGAAGACTTTACTAGAGTTTACACTTGAAAATGGCCACATAATATGGCACGACGAGCATCTAAAGCTGAGTAAAACCAAGATTGTCCGTTTCACCAATTTTCGGGACTTTAAGACGAAAGCCCTTGACACCTATTTGCCTAAAGACATCTACGATTTCTTGGACCACCTAAAGTCGCAGGACCTTTCTGATTCGACGCTGAATCGGTATACCGCCGCTATTAGCTCAATCATGAAGCTAGCCGTAGACAACGAAGTGATCACCCACGCCCCTAAGCTACGCTGGAAGCCCATCAAAACGGGCCGCCCACGGTTTTTCACCGAGAAAGAAGTGGACAGCATCCATGACTTCTATCAAGACTCGAAGTGGCCGTGGATGCGAGATATGTTCATCTTAGGAATTGAGACTGGCATGCGGAAAGGCGAGATTCTGTCTATAAATAACCAGGACGGCAAGACCAAGGGAACCATAAGCGAAGACGGTAGATTCGTACACTTGACGAACACGAAGAACGGCAACGACAGGAGTGTCCCCCTGGTCCCAGAAGCTAGGGAAGCCCTGGCAAGACTCAACAACCGACCTGCCGATTTCTTCAGGCACAAGGCTTTCTATGATGCCCTGGCAGACTGCAAGGATGAGCTGTTCCGGCACGATCCTCACTTTTGTTTCCACATCACGCGGCACACCTGTGCAACTGTCCTTATCAACAAGAAGAGAGTGCCCGACTTGGCTGCTGCCATGATCCTGGGGCACACCAGTTTGGCCACCACAAAGAAATACGTCCATGAGGATACCGAATCAATGATGTCAATGATGCAAGGAGAAAGACTATGACTAGCGCAACCTGGAAGAACTTTTATGTAAGCGAGTATGACTTGGAGATGCACACGCAGAAGGCCCCTCTCCGATGGGATGAGCGTGGGAATTGCATTTTAGAATGTGGCTGCATAGAAGCAAAGGTGCTTGATGAGGGCCATTATTGCCATAGCGAGAACGTCACCGACTTTGCAGAACGGAGAAGGCACACTGACCTGGACCATGCTCTTCAAGCCTTAGACAGGCTCAAGGACACCATCGAGGAGCTTCGCCAATGTACCGACCCTCATGCGAAAGAATCGATTACCTACTCTATTAAAGCAAAACTGAGAGATTCTGAGATTGCGATAAAACATTTGACTTAATATAGGTCGATTTAGCTTTTTATGCGTATTTACACCGTATACATTAGTCAAGTCGGAAACAGAGTCATACGAGTGACCAAGAGTTAATCGGGGGTGGAATTAGAAGTGTCCACCCTTTAGATTACATAATGACGCGAAGGGGTAACAAATGGTTTTAGGAACAAATGAAAAGGTTGATTTAGAGATCACCCGTGAAAAGCTAATGATAGACAGTGGCCGACAAAGGTTTTTGAAGCGGCAGGAGGGACTTTTAAACTCTTCTACGCAAAACAATGGGCAAAAGATTATCAATAGTGCGCTAGTGAGGGTAGCCACAGCTATACGCCAGACGATCAAGACACAAGCAGACAGCAAGTCAAGAAACCCATGTTGGTATGATGACTTGGTGAATATAGAACCGGACCTGCTTGCTTACATCGCTCTCAACACCTGCATGGAGTCTGTTGCGGTCAAAGCAACGGTTGCAAGCTGCTTAAGTAGAATTGGCAGGCGTATAGAGTTGGAACACTGGGCAGCAGGTCTCAAAGATCACGACCAGGTGAAGGCCAGGAGAATTGAAACTCAGGTCAGTAAGGCACACAACTCGACGATATACAGAATAAAAGCAGCTCGGATAACAGCAGCTAAAGACCACACAGATAGTGAGGGAAATATTGTGTCAGGCTATCGCCCTGAGACATGGCTCCCGTCCAGACTTGTTAAAGTTGCTGCACCTCTCCTAAACGCCGTCCTAGAATTTAGTGAAATATTTGATGTCTGGGATGCCTCAAAGCCTAAGAAGACAGTTAAGAAAATGGGCATGACTGAAGAGGCTCAGATTGCCCTGGCAAATATGGACCACAAAGCATCGTGGCTCGAGCCTCAATTTGGACCGATGCTCATACCTCCCACGCCCTGGACAGCCTACGACACTGGGTGCTATCGCGATGCCCAGCTTGCAAGCCAGGTTCCTTTGGTCCGCGCAGCAACAAATGAGCAGCGCAATGCCATTGTCCATGACATTAAGAAAGCCGGAAGCGCAGGTCCAGAGTACTTGGAAGCGTTAAACGCGATCCAGGCGACACCGCTACAGATAAACGAAGACATGCTAGAGGCTGTACGTTGGGCGTGGTTTATGGGTATTCAGATTAAAGATTTTCCGATGCGGTCGCGGATGGAGATACCTCCAGTGCCCGTAGATTGGGATGAGCTTGAAGATAAGCAGCAGAAAGCCTATTCGATTCTTTGTCGAGACATTGCACGGACAAACCGAGACTCTGCTTCTCAGTCTGTTGTGATGTCCCAGGATATGGCAACTGCCCTCGACTTGGCTCAGTTTGATGAGCTTTATCTTCCCTGGAACATGGATTTCAGAGGCCGCTGTTACCCGATACCGCATTTTAATTATCACCGCGACGATCACATTAAGAGTCTTTTCCAATTGGCCCGTGGTGAAAACATCGATACTCAAGGTGCTGCATATCTCGCCATACACCTGGCGAACTGTGGTGACTTTGCAAAAATAAGCAAAGCTTCGCTGTATGCCCGTGAGGAGTGGACTAACGAAAACTCTGACTGGCTCTGTTCGATTGCCGCCGATTACAGAGGAACCGTTGATCAGTGGTCAAAGGCCGACAAACCTTTCCAATTTCTAGCTGCGGCATTTGCGTGGAAAAAGTGGGTGGACCATGGTGAACTGTACAATTGCCAACTGCCTTTATCGCTAGATGGTTCCAACAGCGGCCTCCAGCATTACTCTGCGGCAAGCCTGGATGCAAACGATGGAGCCCTAGTTAATCTAACTCCTTCAGAATCGCCAAGCGACATATACCAGTCAGTTGCTGACTTGGTCAAAGAGCGGGTTGAGGCTGTGGCCAGAGACTACAAAGACGAACATCATGTAATAGCGAAGGCGTGGTTATCATATGGCATAACTAGAAAAGTCTGTAAAAGAAACACGATGACATATGCTTACAGCTCCCCTGTTTTTGGAATGGGCGATCAGCTCATTGAAGACATTATGGTACCGCTGTCTAAGCAGGTCTTGGTTGGAAAAATCCAATTACATCCATTCGGACCGACATCATTCGAGACCACCAAAGCTGCACGATGGTTAGCAGCCATTAATATGTCATCTATCCGCGCTGTCATTTCGTCGGCGCAAAACGGCATGGACTTTCTGAAAGGGGTAGCAGGAGCCCTCAGTCATGAGGGAAAACCTGTGCGGTGGAAAACGCCAATCGGATTCCCAGTGGTTCAGAAGTACACTGAGTATGAAGTTAAGAAAGTAAAAATGACTCTGTACGACCGAGACACCCATGCCAGCAGTAAAGCTGAACGGGAGGTTGCTGAACGGGAGATAGCGGAGATGAAAATACAACGTGATCTGCCGGAAATTAAAACCACTAAGCGTACTCAAGTCACCGTAAGGGAAAGGGCATCAAGTAAAATCAATAAGCGAAAAAGTAAGGGGAGCATCTCGCCGAATTTCATTCACGGTCTAGACAGCGCCCATCTCATGAAGACTGTTTTACGAGCAAAAGACTCAGGTGTCACAGATTTCTTTTTGATCCATGACTCTTTCGCGTCGATGCCAAATGACACGCCGATTATCTACGCAGCAGTACGAGAAACTTTCGTCGAGATGTACGATGGGAGATGTGTGTACACAGACCTTTTGGTGGAAGTTCGGCAGCAGCTCAGTGTGAGAGGTCGAGATACTTTAGAGATTAAGGTGCCAGAGAAAGGTACGCTCAATCTTAAAGGCGTACTTCAAAGCGAATACTGCTTCGCCTAACTATGGAAAAACAACATGTCAAAAGGTAGCAACCAAAGGCCCTCGGATAAGAGCAAATTTGAAGAGGGCTACACCCGAATATTTAATAAACAAAAGAAAACTGAGAAGCCATTAGCCAGCGGTCGGCCTCCCAAAAAATAATCTTTATTAACTCCTACTCCGGTCAAGCGAAAGCCTGGCCTTTTTTTTGCCTCGGATTTAGCCTCCAGATACAAAAAGCAGAAGTGTCCACCCTTTAGAATACTTTAAGGAAAAAACACTCAATGCTCACTCGAGAAAGAGTTCGGCAGCTCGTCGAACTTCACAAACTAAAAAATGAAAACCTACCACCAGAATTGCTTCTTGAAGCAAAACGTCTAGGCATGGATTTGCTAGACACAACCATCACAATTACTAAGAACACCCACACTAAGGAGAAGCCCAATGGCTCAAAATAGAGTCTCGTTCCAAAGCAAGTCAGGCAGAGCGCAATATCCCTGGCTGAATACCCCTGATTCCGCATTCGGCGGCGAACCGAAGTATAAAACTAACTTGGTACTCGAGGATCATGCTGATCTAAAGAAGCTAATACAGGACTGTGCCAAGCAAGAATTCGGTGACAAGGCTAATAAGGCGAGAATGCCTTTTGACTTGGATGAAGACACAGGCGAAATGATCATCAAGGTTAAGTCGAAATACTCCCCCGCATTCTTTGATGCGACAGGCCAGGAAATCTTTGGTGGTCAAATCCCTCAATTGTACGCCGGAAGTACCTTACGTTTGGGAGGCTATGCATCAGCTTATTCCGTCAGCGGCAGTAATGGTGTATCGCTCCAACTTACCAAAGTCCAGATAGTTAACCCTGTGTCCACAGGTTCAAATTCATCCACTGGTGGGTTTGACGCAGTTGAGGGTGGCTTTACTGCTCCCGACATCGTCCATGATTCGGAGATCGCAGATGAGGTACAACAAGAGACAGCAACATCGGCTGACCGTTTCTAATGGGATCAAGCATGGTTACCGAAGTGGACTCGAAGACAAACTGTCTAAGCAGATAATTGCAGCAGGACTTGAGGTCCAGTACGAGACCGACAAGATCAGCTACAAAGTTCCAGAGCGCCAAGCCAAGTACACTCCCGATTTCAAGCTACCTAAGACAGGTGGCTTTTTTTATGTCGAGAGTAAAGGCATCTGGGACGTAGCCGACCGACAAAAGCATCTTCTCATAAAGGAGCAGCACCCTGGCATTGATCTGAGGTTTGTCTTCAGCAATGCCAACAACAAATTGTACAAGGGATCAAAGTCTACCTACGCAAGTTTCTGTGACAAACACAGACTGCAATGGAGCCACAAAACTATCCCGGACGAATGGCTCAGTGAATGAGTTAACAACTTCAGGCCACCTTTAACCGGGTGGTCTTTTTTTTGCAAAATTTAGAGGGGATACACAGTGACAATTACAGATACAGAATCCGGTGCAAGTTTCGTTCAGCATCAGCCCTGCGAAAAATGTGGCAGCAAAGATAACGCGGCACTCTACTCAGATAACTCAACTTACTGTTTCGGATGTGAAGCCTATGGCCATGCCGATGGCACCGAGCCTCGACAGCAAAAGACATTAAACTCGGCACTACTCCAGGGAAGCTATACGGCACTAAAGGCCCGAGGTATTACTGAGGAGACCTGCCGTAAGTTTGATTACCAGGTCGGCATGGACGGCTCCCGCCCGGTCCAGATTGCCAACTACCGAAACGATACTGGCCAAGTCGTGGCGCAGAAGATTCGAGACCAGGATAAGAACTTTAAGATTCTCGGTGATGGGAAAGACGTTGGATTATTTGGCCAGCACCTATGGACTGGTGGTCGCAAGATCATCATTGCAGAAGGCGAAATAGATACCCTATCAATTAGCCAGGCACAGGGAAACAAATGGCCAACTGTCGGCCTGCCCCTAGGTGCCCAGGGCGGCAAGAAGGCCCTGATAAAAGCATGGGACTGGCTCCTCGAGTACGACCAGATAATTCTGATGTTTGATCAAGACGAAGCTGGCAAACGTGCGGCTCTTGATTGTGCCGAGGCCCTTCCGGTTGGGAGAGTGTGCATCGCCGAGCTGCCCATGAAAGACGCTAACGAGTGCCTGAAGGCTGGGCTCGAGAAAGACATCATCAACGCCATATTCCGGGCGAAGGAATGGAGACCCGAAGGCATAGTGTCTGCAAGTAGTCTCCGAGATGTCATCGGTGAAGACGATGAGCAATCCACTGTTTCATACCCTTACCAAAAGCTAAATGAGATTACCAAAGGCATACGCCCTTCCACCTTGATAACTATCTGCGCTGGCAGTGGTGTCGGCAAGTCAACCTTTGTGACAGAGATCGCCTATGCCCTCCACAACGCTGGTCAGAAGGTTGGGATGCTGATGCTGGAGGAGACAAACAAACGCACTGTACGCGGCCTCCTGGCACTCCATATGAACACCAATATTGTACAGGATTCAAATGCTGCAAGTCGGATAGAGATTGAAGAAGCGCACGACGATTTATTCTCCGGGACTGACATCGAGCTGTGGGATCACTTCGGTAGTTCCAGCCTGGACATTGTGATCAATCGGATCCAATACATGGCAAGAGCGATGGGTTGTCGAAACATCATGCTCGATCACCTCTCAATACTGGTCACGGGACTTACGGGTGAGGTGTCAGATGAAAGGAGGCTGATCGATAACATCATGCACCGACTCAGGACAACTGTGCAGGAACTGGGTATCACCCTCTTCCTCGTTAGTCACCTGAAGCGCCCAAGTGGCATTGGCCACGAAGCTGGAGCCAAGGTTGAGCTGTCGCAGCTCAGAGGATCACACAGTATCGCCCAGTTGGCAGATAGCTGTATCGGCCTCCAGGTAAACGCTGATGACCCCTCAGATGACACCCGAGAAATAGTTGTCCTTAAGAACCGTTTTACTGGCCAGGTAGGTTTCGCAGGCCGCCTCAAATACCACCGAGAGAAATCCAGGCTGATCGAAATGTCTGATATGGATTCTCGATTCTAATTAACCAAGAGGGAACAAATCATGAAAGATCATGAAGCATTATTTTTGGAATATCACGCTGAAAATCCACATGTCTATGAGCTGTTTAAAAAGTACTGCTCCGCAGCATTTCAGTCTGGACGCAAACACTATTCGGCTTACGCCATTTTTGAAAGGATCAGGTGGCATCACGACATCGAGACCAAGTGTGAATTAGGTTTCAAGCTGAACAATAACCACCGCCCTTTTTACGCAAGAATGTATCAAATGCAATTCCCAAATAGAGCCAATTTCTTTAGGACCAGGACTCAGCGCAGTGAGCGACAGCCTCAAATGGAGTTTGTCTCATGGCACTGATATTTGATCTCGAAACAAACGGTCTTTTAGCTGAACTAGATAGGATACATTGCATTGCGATTTTCGACACAGAAGGCAAGGATTACCCAAAAGTCTACAGCGGCATTGAAATCGAAGAGGCACTCGAGCTACTTTCAAATGCAGAAGAAATCGTCGGACACAACGTCATCAACTTCGACATTCCCGCCATCCAAAAAGTCTCCCCCGGCTGGACCTATAAAGGAAAAGTAACCGACACCTATGTCCTCTCTCAGCTGTTTCATGCCGACATGATGGCAGAAGACGCTAGCCGAGCAGGAGTTGATGCGGTCCTCCCGAGGAACCTTTGGGGCAGACACAGCCTTAAGTCTTGGGGCATGCGAATGGGCACGATGAAGGGCGACTATGACGGCGGCTGGGATGAGCTGAATGAGGAAATGCTCATCTACTGCGAACAAGATGTCACTGTTACTCATTTACTCTACAAGCAGCTACTGATGGACGGCATCAACTTTAGCCGGGAGTCAGTCGAGACTGAGCATGTGATGGCAGAAGTCTGTGATCGTATAGGCAGCAATGGTTGGACCTTCGACACCCTAGCAGCAGGTGAACTGTATGCCACCCTGGCACAGAAGAGGGCCGACCTAGAACGTCAGATGGCTACCCTATTCGAGCCCTGGGAAATCCACACAGAGTTCATCCCTAAGCGCGACAACAAGACCCTGGGCTACATAAAAGACGAACCATTTACTAAGGTCAAGGTGGTGGAGTTTAACCCAGGTAGTCGCAAGCATATCCACTACTGTCTCACGAAGAAGTATGCGTGGAAGCCTAAGCAGTTTACCGCCAATGGCGATGCCAAGATCGATGAAGCAGTCCTCAACAGTTTGGCGTATCCCGAGGCACAAAAGCTGGCCGAGATGTTCCTGGTTCAGAAGAGGATAGCGTCATTGGCAGAAGGCAAGCAGGCATGGCTAAAGCTATGTGATAAGGATGGAAAGCTCAGGCACCGATTGTTACCTGGTGGCACCGTGAGTGGTAGATGCAGTTCGCGCAACCCTAACATTCAGCAGATCCCCAGTACCAGAGTCCCCTATGGCCGAGAGTGTCGTGAGCTATTCACCGCACCCCCAGGTTGGGTTGTCTGCGGTGCGGATCTGTCCGGGTTGGAACTGCGGTGCCTGGCACATTACCTAGATGACGATGGTGCCTATGCCAAGCAGATTTTGGAGGGCGACATCCACACATACAACCAGAAAGCTGCGGGTCTGCCTAACAGGCCGTCAGCCAAACAGTTCATATATTCTTTAATCTTCGGCGGCGGTGATTCTCTCATAGGCAAGATCGTTGGGGGCAAAGCCAAAGACGGTAAACGCTTAAAGGATGAATTCGACAAAGCCATTCCAGCATTCAAATCTCTTAAGAGCGAACTCGGTCGAGCATTTAAAAGGGGCTATATCAAAGGCCTGGACGGTAGAGCCTTACATGTCCGAAGTGAGCACATCTTGCTCAGTCAGCTACTCCAGTCGGCTGGCGCAATCATATGCAAAGAATGGGTCAGATTGATTGACCAGGAACTAACTAAATCAGGCAGCAAGGCATACATCATGGCGTGGGTTCACGACGAGGTGCAGATTGCTTGCCCAACAGAAGAGGTAGGAAATGTCACAGGTAATCTCGCTAGACGAATGGCGAAAGAAGCAGGAGCTAATCTCAAAGTCGGTATCGACATCGATGCAGAATATTCCCTGGGAAGAACTTGGGCTGACACCCACTAACGACGACCAAGAGGACCAAGCATTCGAAGACAACTTAGGAGAATTAATAAGGATGGTAATTGTCCTCGACAGAGCCTGGAGTAAGCCCTTCACAGTCAAAAGTAACTTTGCTAGGGACTGTGCCATGCATGTTGCGGTCTGCGCCTCAGAAGGCTTGATAAGCACATTAATCGATGACGATTGCTGGGGTAACCGCTGGCTAATAACTGAAAACGGTAGAGACTTTAAGGAGTATTGCGATGACCGTCTTAGACATTTTATGTCCCAATAAAAAGAACATCTTGGTCGATGCCGACCTCTATTTATTCCAAGCCACCATAGCCTCTGAGGAGACTATCTGCTGGGATATAGATGAAGACATCTGGAGCTTAAGGGCAGACCTTACACAAGCTAAGAAGACGTTCTGTGAACGCCTCGAAGGCTTCAAGGAGAGGCTCGGTGCCGACACTTTAGTCCTATGTTTTAGTGACAAAAGTAACTTCAGAAAGACGGTGTACGAGCCTTACAAAAGCAACAGGAAGAAGGTCAGGAAACCAGTGGGATATGCCCACATGGTGGACTGGGCTAAAGACACCTGGCCGTCGATTACACAGGCTTCCCTGGAGGCAGATGACCTGATGGGTATCCTCCAGTCAGCCCCCGGCTACGACACTGTGGTGGTGTCTGATGACAAGGACCTCTTAGGTGTCCCAGGGAAAGTACTGCGCCCCATGAAAGACGAGATACATGATGTCAGCTTGGCAGAAGCCGACTCCTGGTTCTTAACGCAATGTTTAATCGGGGACAGCACCGATGGCTATCCAGGGCTACCTGGCACTGGCCCAAAGAAGGCCGAGAAGGTCCTAGGTAACCACCCTTCCTGGGAGCAGGTTGCCCAAGCATACATCAAGGCCGGGTTAACCCGAGAGGATGCCCTGGTCCAATCCCGGTGCGCCAGGATACTCAGGTGGGATGACTGGGACCAGTCTAAAAACGAAATGATACTTTGGAGTCCAGCCCATGCTAATTAAACGCCAATCGATAGTAACCGGAGAAATAAACGAGATGGAGATCGATGTCGAGCCTAACCAGCTTGCCATGCATGCCGAGGGTGCCCTAGCCCAGATAGCATTTCCACACCTCCCGTCCGAACACCGAGAGTTCCTGATCTCTGGGATTACCCCGGACGAATGGATCGACATGAACATGTGTAAGGACTGCGACGAATGATCCTGACAACGAGAGACCTAAAGTACCTGAGTGGAAACTTCGAGCAGCCTAAAGCAAGTTACGACACTCCTGATCGTTACGACGAAGAGAGCCGACCTTACTGCAAATGCATCAACATCAACCAAGACCGCCACTGGCTATTTCCCTGCCCAGCTTGCGGCGAGAGAGTGAGAGTATGAGTATTAATGACGCAACACCACAAGACTGGGATCGTGCCCAGAAGACCGGACTAGAGCCCTGGGCCACCCCCGCAATCGAGGAGGCCAAAGCTATAGCAATAGGTTCCAAGGCCCTGCCCACTGATCCAATAGCCAGGAAGATGATCCCGGTCTACACAGGCTTCATCAGTTACTTTCCCAGGGCAATAGCAGCCGTGAGTAAGATTAGCCTGGTAGGCGGTATCCAACACGGCCAAACAGCAGAGAATCTGCACTGGGACAGGTCCAAGTCAGGTGACGAGCTAGACGCTCTAATGAGACACATCCTAGACAAAGACTGGGCTCAGGTAGCCTGGAGGGCTATGGCTAACCTAGAGAAGCAATTGGAAAAGGAAGCGACAAGTGGCCATGACTAAAAAGCAATGGATAGAGGTGGACAAGAAGCTACCAAGTAACGGCGAACATGTCCTATTGCGGTTTACAGTTGACGGTCGGAACCGGGTGGTCGAAGGCTACAAAGTTAGCGATGGCTCCTATTTTAACTACTGGTCAACTGAACTGATAACAGCAGCTCCAGTCACTCACTGGATGGCACTGCCTGAATCACTATTGGAAGAGGTAACACAGATATGAACAGAACTGGAACCGAAGACCTATTGGATGCTCTCGATGAGTATCCACCAATGTTAGACGAGGAACTACGAGCTGGCCTCGCATCATCAAAAGAGAAGGCCGAGCGGGATGCTGAGAACAGAAGAAACCTTTGGCTCAGGTTACAGAAGGAGTTCCCAGCAATAGAGAAGTAGAGAAGGTAGGAAAAGGAATGGGTGATGCAGGTAGCGGGTATCCAGTAGCGGTACAACGAGGTACCTAGGATTGCTCCACTATCTACACCACCACAACTGGTGAGCTAGGAAAAAACCGACAAGCTCGATGGTTTAAACCTGAACTATTGGCGCACTATAGTTCCGCTAGTGGCCATTGTCCAACAAAGGACCAATCGACCTACCCTTTCGGGGTATATGTGTATACGAATAACAAGTGTAGTCAATGCATAGACAACACTAAAAACACCCCATTTATAGAAGTGTCCACCCTTTAGATTACTAGTAGTGGCTACGCCGCGCGGCTGTGACTGTTGTCTAGTACTCTCACTCGATGTCAGAAGTACACAGGTACCCAAGTTCACTACGACACTAAGTAGCGCAAACAAGTGTCACTTGTTCACACTAAGTAGCACATAAACAAGTGTAGTCAGTTTGTCAGCTACAACGCCGCCTAACCTCAGACCAAAGACCAAAGACATAAGTAGTCTCAGGTAAAGAAGAAGGCGAAGCCTAATTAACAACCAGGAGGGACTAACAGTGTCCCCTCCACTGCCCTCCTGGTTCTTTATTCTCCTTAGTCGAGGGTTATGTGTTTCTTATAGTAGTCATGTGCCTACATGTGTTTCTTATGGTAGTCATGTGCCTACATGTGTTTCTTATGGTAGTCATGTGTAGCCTAATGTGTACCACAGTGTACATAGTTAGGCATTGGTGGCATGTGTGTCATGTGTGTATACATGTGTGGACTCAGGTAAACATGGGTTGACTTAGGTGGTCATGGGTGGACTCAGGTGGACATGGGTGGACTCAGGTGGACATGGGTGGACTCAGGTGGACATGGGTGGACTCAGGTGGACATGGGTGGACTCAGGTGGACATGGGTGGACTCAGG